GGCTGGCTGTATCTGGCAGTGGTCATTGACCTGTGGTCACGTGCCGTTATTGGCTGGTCAATGTCGCCACGCATGACGGCGCAACTGGCCTGCGATGCCCTGCAGATGGCGCTGTGGCGGCGTAAGAGGCCCCGGAACGTTATCGTTCACACGGACCGTGGAGGCCAGTACTGTTCAGCAGATTATCAGGCGCAACTGAAGCGGCATAATCTGCGTGGAAGTATGAGCGCAAAAGGTTGCTGCTACGATAATGCCTGCGTGGAAAGCTTCTTTCATTCGCTGAAAGTGGAATGTATCCATGGAGAACACTTTATCAGCCGGGAAATAATGCGGGCAACGGTGTTTAATTATATCGAATGTGATTACAATCGGTGGCGGCGGCACAGTTGGTGTGGCGGCCTCAGTCCGGAACAATTTGAAAACAAGAACCTCGCTTAGGCCTGTGTCCATATTACGTGGGTAGGATCAGTTCACCTGTACAGCGTTGTGTTAATCATATTTCTGAACCGGATACAGAAATTCCGCCTGGTTTCAGAGGATAAGTGTTGATTTCAGGTCATGAGGTAATTTTAAGGGGGACTTGTGGCAAAAGTTTTTACACAAGAAGAGCGGGAAAAAATTAAAGGGCAGGTGGTGGAACTCGTGCGCCAGAGCGGTCGTGAGACGTTACGGCAACTGGAAGCTAAAACAGGTGCGACTAGATATCTGATGAGCGTTCTTGCCAGAGAGCTGGTAGCCAGTGGCGATGTATACAACTCCGGCTACGGGTTATTCCCGTCTGAACAGGCGCGTAAGGACTGGCAAAACGCCCGCAAAAAACTCTCGAGGGCAAAGGTGAAGAAACCTGCTGTGGTTGATCCGGACCTTATCTGGTCATTACCTGACGGAGAAATACGTCGCTACGACAGTCGTCTAAACATAATCTGTCGCGAGTGCCGGAAGAGCGAAGTGATGCAACGCATACTGGCGTTTTATCAGGGAAATGTTCAGCATTTTGAAGTAACGATATTAAAGTGCATTAGTTCAAATGTGAAATGACATTTCTGTTGTATAGGATTAGATTAAAACTGGCATTGTTGCAGCTTTGTACTAGGAGTGACCGTTTACACAGACCACGTCCCAGTAGACGCTCTTGACATAATCGTTGAGATGTCCAACTTTCGGAGCTCACCTCATGCCCCAGATGTTTTTTGTTCTCAGGAGAAAACTATATCGCAGAACTACGAACTAAACTTATGTCATAACTCATGCAAAAAACTCTTCGGCTAAACATTAAAAAAATCTTATAATGCGAATCATATTTTGTTACATGTTCAGGAGCGCAAAGGATGTCCCAGTACGACAAAGCCACGCAAACAGCAGGTTTAGTACGCATAACTAATCAATTAGAGTCTATATACGGAACTTTTATTGATATGAAAGATATTAATTCCGTAGGAGAGCATAGGAAAGAAACTCTAATTACACGCTGTGTAGCTGCGCATGCAATCAGCTTGTATGGTGATGAACCAGACCCTGAGTTAGCTGCTAATGCTGTCTGCGATGGAAAAGATGATGGCGGGATAGATGCAGTTTATGTTAATAAAAATTCGAGAAAGATAGTAATAGTTCAGTCAAAATATATTAAAAATGGCGACGGTTCTATAACCACAAGAGAATTCGGAAGATTCAAAGACGCATGCGCAAAAGTAATAGCCAGCGACTTTACAACATTTAACGAAAGGTTTTTAAGAAACAAAGACTCCATAATTGAAGCAATCTCAGGATTTACATATAAATGTATATGTGTATTTATATATACAGGGGTTCATGAGCCAAGCGAAGAAGTAAAATCAGACATAGAGTTTTGGGAAAAGGTTCAGAATCGGTCTCTATTATTTAAAGATATAGAGAATAGAGATGAGTATTCAGTGCTATTCGAGCCGGCAGGTATACAAGTGATAATGGATGGTCTTTCTAATGATCGATCAAAATCTATAAATGTTAGCAATGTTCACCTTGAAAGTTATGGAGAGATAGCAGAACCTTATAAAGCAATATACGGAACAATATCCGCAAGGATCCTATACGACTGGTGGGAAAAGTACAAGTACTCTCTGTTCGAGAAAAATATAAGAAGTGTCCTCGGTAATTCATCCATAAACTCTGGGATAAAGAAAACATTAAGTGAAAAGCCGGAGAATTTTTGGTACTATAACAATGGGATAACTGCTGTATATAGTGATGTAGAAGAAAGCATGATCAACTTAAGTACAAGCAGGAAGTACGGGCTATTTAGTTTTAAAAGTCTGAGTATAATAAATGGAGCTCAAACTGTAAGCACTATTGGTGAAGTGTTCAACTCTTTACCCGAAGAAAAAAAAGATCTAATCAAGGTGAGCATTAGATTTATCAGTGCAGCAAAAGAAGATTTTTTAACCTCTGTCACTAAATTCAACAATACACAAAACAGGGTTACTGGAAGAGATTTCTCATCACAGAGGCCCGAGCAACAAAGAATACAAAGAGAAATAAACTTTATTGGCGGATATAGCTACAAACTACTCAGGCAAGAAGACTCCAGCCAGACAGGTGGTAATACCATTGATATTGATGATGCTTTAAACGCATTAGTGTGTGCCTCTAAAGATGAAACATTGATATCTTCCTTAAAACTAAATAGAGGACGTTTTTTTGAAAGCTGGGGAGGTCTTTATGAAAAAGTATTCCCAGCTGAAAATGGTCCTACCGGTTTAGATATAATAAATAAAGTAAATGCTTATAGATTAGCAAATGATATATTGCAAGAAAGTATAGTTAAACTACTATCAGTAGATATGGAAAATCAGAAGCAGATTCATCAAATAATGATTCATGGAAATTATGTTTTAATATCCATACTCATGAATAAAATAGAAGTTTCCTCTGTGGAGAATCACATCTTCTCTTATAGCCGAAACGTTTCACTGGAGGAATGTATAGAGCTGGCTTCTGATACTTATAATCACATACAGGAAGTCTTCCCCAATAGTTATATAGCAAGATTCTTCCAGAACAGAGAAAAAGTATTAAATATTATTAATCATCTACTAGGTAAAGAGCAGATCATCGAATTGCAAGAGTAAAAGTAAGAGCCACCTGCGGGTGGCTCTTACTTATTTGACGCTACCATATGCTCGCATTTGCCATAACATATGTTGCGTACGCTCAGAAATACGTGGAGGGCGTTTCTGGTCTAAAATCGTCAAGACACTCCATCATATATTCAGGAAATTGCTAATAATCGTGTAGGTGAATACTGCTTAAAATTCATATATATGAAATTGAACCTGTTGGCTTGCGTCGGACTTTGCGTATTAAAAGAAGTGCTGGTGGTGACTAGTGGTTGAGCTCCATTTCCACAGAAAAATCAGAGAAACCATACCCAATAGTTGTATTGAATCACGGACGAGACAGCCTCATATTTATCAGGACTGGTGTACGTCCAATACAGGAGGTTGTGGTGCTGGTTCTCAAATGTGCGCTGGCTATTACGGCTGTAATGGCGATTTATTGTCTTGCTATTGTTCTTATGGATCGCCTTTCTGACTGATTTCATATTGGCGAGGTAAAGGTAGTTAAGTAGAATGGCTGCGGGTGCTTGAGGCTATCTGCCTCGGGCATGAACACCAAAGGCAGATAGAGAAAAGCCCCAGTTAACATTACGCGTCCTGCAAGACGCTTAACATTAATCTGAGGCCAATTTCATGCTAGACACATGTAGGTTAGCCTCTTACGTGCCGAAAGGCAAGGAGAAGCAGGCTATTGTTAACACCAAGCTGTAATGTCCCCTTTGAACCATTCTAAAATGTCCCCAGACAATTCTCTGGGGGATTTTTCATGATCAAAGAGACTGTTACGATGAGTCATAAGGAACTCCACCGACTTCAGATTATTCAGGAGTCAATTAATCGACATATTACTCAGGAACAAGCTGCGGCACGCATTGGCATTTCTATTCGGCAGGTTAAACGTCTGGTGCAACGGTATAGAAATGAAGGGCCTTCTGGTCTGGTTTCCCACCGACGTGGAAAGCGTCCTAATAATTCCTTTTCTACTGAATTCAGAGCAACAGTAATTTCACTCCTCAAAGGCCGTTACGCTGATTTTGGACCTACGTTTGCGTGCGAAAAATTGCGCGAGATACACGGTTTATCTTTATCCGTTGAAACTCTCAGAAAGTGGATGATAGAAGAGGGGTTATGGCGTGAACGCCGTCGTAAAATTGCCCGTATATATCAACGCCGCATGCGACGACCATCTTACGGTGAACTGATCCAGATTGATGGCTCACCTCATGACTGGTTTGAAAATCGAGGCCCCAGATGTACACTGATCGTTTTCATTGATGATGCCACCAGTGCGTTGATGGCGTTGCGTTTTGTGCCTGCTGAAACAACCCGGGCTTACATGGAAACCCTCCGGGGTTACCTTAATGATCATGGCGTACCGCTCGCTCTCTACTCTGATAGACACAGTATATTCAGGGTAAATAACCCAGAGCGGGAAGGTGAGCTGACCCAGTTCACTCGTGCGATAAAGACACTGGGCATCGAGCCAATCCATGCCAACAGCCCGCAGGCAAAAGGGCGGGTAGAGCGCGCCAATCAGACACTACAGGACAGGCTGGTCAAAGAAATGCGGCTTCAGAATATCAGTGATATTGAAACAGCAAATGCATGGTTGCCGACCTTTATTGAAGCCTATAACAACCGGTTCGCTACGTCGCCTCGTACTACTGATAATGCTCATCTTGATGTGCACCATTCTGAAGAGGAACTGGGTTATATCTTCAGCCTACAGGCGAAGCGCGTTCTGTCTAAAAATCTCACTTTCCAGTACAAAAGCAGTGCGTTTCAGGTACGCAGTGAGAGCCGGGGATATCGACTTAGGCATTCGGTTGTTACTGTATGCGAGAACTTTGACGGTGAAATTAACGTTCTGTATGACGGGAAAGTGCTGGGCTGGGAAAAGTATGTTGATGGCCCGGAGCCTATACCACTGGATGATGAAAAGAGTGTCCATGAACGAGTGGATAATGCCCGTATTGATTTACGCTCAAAATACTATGTTAAACCTAAAGCTGACCATCCCTGGCTTACGCGCCGAACGCAAAGTCATCAGCAAGTTAAGCCCCCGAAGTTACCTAAAAAGAAGCCTGATCCCGATAAAAAAGATTGAAACCAAGATCGATTCGGTTGAGTGCATATCCATTCATAGGGTAGATTCTTAAGTCGCGTTTCTGGTGTTCATTTTCGGGTGGTTTGTTACTTGTTTTACTGGGGATATGCCAGAAACGCGCTGAGTCAGTCTGGGCGGTGCGCGTAATGAGGCGTTATGGTAAATAGCCTATGCTAATGTCCGCTAAGAGCAAGAAGCGGAAGTTGGCAGTTTTGTGGACTGTCCCCACAAAAGTGACTACAGAAATAGTTGCAATTCATAATTGATCATGGGTTGTCAGTTAAACTCGTGGCGATTTAAATAGACTAATTGGGAGTGCGTCCATTACTTATATCTTGTAATGTTAACTATCAGAAATGATACAAAGATAATATGTCTTTAAAGAAAAGGCTGATGGCGAAAAGTGGCCCGATGAGGGCCACAATACGGCTGTCACTTAGACGTAAATATCAATGGTGCCAGCGGTATTTGTATCGTCTTTTTTCTCTTCTTTTTTATCAGGCTGAACTGTCGCGTCTTCATTCTTTTTCTCTGCCTGCTGCCTTAACAACTGCTCCAGTTGAGCCCTGAGGCTTTCAATTTGCTTCTGTACCAATGCAGCCATTTCTTTTTTCTGCTGTGTCGTCATCCCCTCTTCCGATGAGATTTTCCCAAGCTTTTCAGTCAGCACCTGAATTTGTCTTGTGATTTTGGCTATTTCTGATGTTCCTTCCGGGGCGGAGTTGTTTGAAATAACGGTTGAGGTATTTCCCTGAATTGTGACAGACATAGATTTCTCCTTTTAAAAAAGCACTATCGGCATGCACAAAAAAATCTTTAATCGTATTTCTTGTGTCATTAATTGTTTGATGTTCAGATTGTTTTCCTAGCGGGCTGGCGCGCCTCAGAAAGTAAAGCTTGTTGACAGGGGTAAACGTTCGGCAATAATTTTCTGCCGCATGCGGGTGTTGCATAAAACGTGCTACGTTCCTTTATCGACAGGTCAGGTCACCGCTCACCCGCCGACGAGAAAGCAACACTGACATGCTAAAGCAAAAAATAGATGAATAAGTTGAGTTGTGCATATGTAGCCTGACCGTCACAAAGTATATGGTGTCTGTACCAGTAAGATGATGGCCGGACTCTTTAAAAATGAGCTGACCTGCACAATACAGGATGGACTTAGCAATGGCTGCTCCTGGCACAAAGCGGACAGTGATCACCGTTCTTACGACTACTTTCTGACTTCCTTCGTGACTTGCCCTAAGCATGTTGTAGTGCGATACTTGTAATGACATTTGTAATTACAAGAGGTGTAAGACATGGGTAGCATTAACCTGCGTATTGACGATGAACTTAAAGCGCGTTCTTACGCCGCGCTTGAAAAAATGGGTGTAACTCCTTCTGAAGCGCTTCGTCTCATGCTCGAGTATATCGCTGACAATGAACGCTTGCCGTTCAAACAGACACTCCTGAGTGATGAAGATGCTGAACTTGTGGAGATAGTGAAAGAACGGCTTCGTAATCCTAAGCCAGTACGTGTGACGCTGGATGAACTCTGATGGCGTATTTTCTGGATTTTGACGAGCGGGCACTAAAGGAATGGCGAAAGCTGGGCTCGACGGTACGTGAACAGTTGAAAAAGAAGCTGGTTGAAGTACTTGAGTCACCCCGGATTGAAGCAAACAAGCTCCGTGGTATGCCTGATTGTTACAAGATTAAGCTCCGGTCTTCAGGCTATCGCCTTGTATACCAGGTTATAGACGAGAAAGTTGTCGTTTTCGTGATTTCTGTTGGGAAAAGAGAACGCTCGGAAGTATATAGCGAGGCGGTCAAACGCATTCTCTGAACCAAAGCATGACATCTCTGTTTCGCACCGAAGGTGACACTTCTGCTTTGCGTTGACAGGAGAAGCAGGCTATGAAGCAGCAAAAGGCGATGTTAATCGCCCTGATCGTCATCTGTTTAACCGTCATAGTGACGGCACTGGTAACGAGGAAAGACCTCTGCGAGGTACGAATCCGAACCGGCCAGACGGAGGTCGCTGTCTTCACAGCTTACGAACCTGAGGAGTAAGAGACCCGGCGGGGGAGAAATCCCTCGCCACCTCTGATGTGGCAGGCATCCTCAACGCACCCGCACTTAACCCGCTTCGGCGGGTTTTTGTTTTATTTTCAACGCGTTTGAAGTTCTGGACGGTGCCGGAATAGAATCAAAAATACTTAAGTAGCGCGCAGGGATAAGAGGGATGGTCCCTTAAAGGGGAGAGCTAATTATCCGGAAGGATTCTGATGATGAACATCGAAGAACTGCGTAAAATTTTTTGTGAAGATGGCCTCTATGCTGTGTGCGTTGAAAATGGAAATCTTGTTAGTCATTACCGCATTATGTGTTTGCGAAAGAATGGGGCTGCGTTAATTAATTTTGTGGATGCTCGGGTCACGGACGGATTTATCTTGCGCGAAGGTGAGTTTGTCACTTCATTACAGGCATTGAAAGAGATCGGAATAAAAGCTGGCTTTTCTGCTTTTTCAGAAGAATAAACTCATCTACAATCTTGCGCGGGGCTGAACTCCCGCTGAGTAACACCGTGCCACCGGAGAAAACCGATGGCACGCAACGCAAAATATTACAATTCTGATAATTCGCCCGTTCTTGCCTGCACGCACGGGCGGTATTCTCACGCATTCAAGTCTGAATGGTTCCAGCACCCTCCATGCACTGCAGAACAGGCCGAATGGCTGATTCATTCTTACCGCAGGCGCGGGTTCGAGGTTAAGAAAGCTCTCAGTCTCGACTATCGGCACTGGATAATCTCTGTCAGGCTGCCTTATTCCGAACGCCCACCACGTGCGTCCCGCACTTTCCAGCAACGGATCTGGAGGTAACGTGCGGGTATTACTTAGACCTGTTCTGGTGCCTGAGCTTGGGCTGGTGGTCCTTAAGCCGGGCCGTGAATCCATACAGATATTTCATAATCCTCGAGTGCTGGTGGAACCGGAACCAAAAAGCATGCGTAATCTGCCATCCGGAGTCGTTCCTGCCGTTCGCCAGCCGCTGGCGGAAGACAAAACATTGCTGCCGTTTTTTAGTAACGAACGGGTGATTCGTGCTGCTGGCGGCGTTGGCGCATTGTCCGACTGGCTATTACGTCATGTTACATCCTGCCAGTGGCCTAATGGCGATTACCATCACACTGAAACAGTCATTCACCGTTATGGTACCGGCGCAATGGTGTTGTGCTGGCACTGCGACAACCAACTGCGTGACCAGACATCGGAATCACTGGAGCTGCTTGCTCAACAAAATCTGACAGCATGGGTGATTGACGTCATCCGTCACGCAATAAGCGGTACGCAGGAGCGGGAATTATCTTTGGCTGAATTATCCTGGTGGGCGGTCTGCAATCAGGTGGTGGATGCACTACCTGAGGCTGTATCGCGTCGTTCGCTGGGATTACCAGCGGAAAAAATCTGCTCGGTGTACCGCGAAAGCGACATCGTACCGGGAGAGCAGACCGCCACCAGCATATTGAAACAACGCACAAAAAATCTTGCACCGTTGCCTTACGCCCACCAGCAACAAAAATCACCACAGGAAAAGACGGTGGTAAGCATCACCGTTGATCCAGAGTCTCCGGAATCTTTCATGAAGCTGCCTAAACGTCGCCGCTGGGTTAAGGAGAAATACACACGTTGGGTTAAGACACAGCCGTGTGCTTGCTGCGGTATGCCAGCCGACGATCCGCATCATCTGATTGGTCACGGGCAGGGCGGAATGGGAACAAAAGCACATGATCTCTTTGTGTTGCCTTTGTGCAGAAAGCATCACAACGAGCTGCATACGGATACAGTGGCATTTGAAGATAAGTATGGCTCCCAACTGGAGCTGATATTTCGTTTTATCGATCGCGCGCTGGCAATTGGCGTACTGGCGTAAGTGGAGAACGAGCATGAACCTTGAAGCCTTACCAAAATATTACTCCCCAAAATCTCCAAAATTGAGCGATGACGCTCCAGCGACAGGCACCGGTTGTTTAACAATTACGGATGTAATGGCAGCGCAGGGGATGGTGCAGTCGAAAGCACCACTTGGGTTGGCCTTATTTCTGGCAAAAGTTGGTGTTCAGGACCCTCAGTTTGCGATTGAAGGCCTGCTAAATTACGCGATGGCACTGGATAACCCGACATTGAACAAATTGAGTGAAGAAATCCGGTTACAGATTATTCCTTACCTCGTGAGTTTTGCCTTTGCTGATTACTCCAGGTCTGCGGCAAGTAAGGCTCGCTGTGAGCATTGTTCAGGTACGGGATTTTATAATGTATTGCGCGAAGTGGTGAAACACTACAGACGCGGGGAATCTGTAATCAAGGAAGAATGGGTGAAGGAACTATGTCAGCATTGCCATGGTAAGGGCGAAGCCAGCACAGCGTGCAGAGGGTGTAAGGGTAAAGGGATTGTTCTGGATGAAAAAAGAACCCGGTTTCATGGCGTACCGGTATATAAGATTTGTGGGCGTTGTAATGGAAACCGGTTTAGTCGTTTACCGACCACGCTGGCACGACGTCATGTCCAGAAGCTGGTACCAGACCTGACCGATTATCAGTGGTATAAGGGGTATGCGGACGTCATTGGTAAACTGGTAACAAAGTGCTGGCAGGAAGAAGCATACGCGGAAGCGCAATTGAGGAAGGTGACGAGATAAATGATTTTTGCTGAAGATGGCGACATGATGTTTGCATTTTTCAAAAAATATGGATAAAATTTTTTCAACGATGGGCTTTGTATACCCGACGTTAAGAAAAAGTAGAAAACCCGCTGATGAGCGGGTTTTGTGCTTTAAATGGGGCAATGGTAATGTTGAATCTCATCCCGGGACTCATGTCTGTTAACTTATTATTTAGCTGGTGACTTGGTTATTTGCCTGATGTTTAAAATGTTTTCTTCCAGTACAATGTCCCTAAACACAATGAGTCTGCTTATTATATTATTAGCAGAGCTATTACGGCCAAAGTACAGCATAAGCTTTTAAAGCCAATCAACCAGTCATCAAGACAGACGGGGTTATTCATAAAAACTCTCCATGTGTGATCCGATGGGGCCTGAAATTAAAGCTTTAATATAGCTCATGAAAGGTAAACATTGGCAGCTGAAGGGCCACGCAGACCATTTATCCGGCAAAATTCCACGCGTAATCCGGTGGTAATTTCTTCTGCATCGCGGAGATTGAGCGCTGAGACATGAAGCTGGACATCGATACGACCATCGGATGGGGTGATAAGACCCTTGCCGCTTTTGCCGTCAAAGGTTTTGACAATTCCTGTCATTTTACGGGACAAAAAAATTCCTTAATACTGATAACTTGGCGCACTATACACACGTTCCTGAAGAAAGCTATAGTTTTTTGATGGGGTTGAAGATGGCTGGATGTCTAAAATAAACATTGCTTCATATGTTCAACTATGCGTTAATGATTGCGTCGGTTTGAAGAACAGACGATATACGAAGTAGTTTACTAAAGCAGTTCTCATTTCAGGTGTTATTCACTTATTCCTTCTTTGAGTCTCTCCAATTAAGTACGAAGTCGTTTCTGTTATGCAAACCATTTATGCCGAAAGGCTCAAGTTAAGGAATGTAGAATGTCAAATAAAATGACTGGTTTAGTAAAATGGTTTAACGCTGATAAAGGTTTCGGCTTTATTTCTCCTGTTGATGGTAGTAAAGATGTGTTTGTGCATTTTTCTGCGATTCAGAATGATAATTATCGAACCTTATTTGAAGGTCAAAAGGTTACCTTCTCTATAGAGAGTGGTGCTAAAGGTCCTGCAGCAGCAAATGTCATCATTACTGATTAAAATTCATCGCTCGTCTGTATACGATAACGAAGAAGGCTGATGCCTGAGTAGAGATACGGACAGAGTAGTGAATATTGGATCTCTTTAATAAAAAGTAAGGAGGTCCAATACATGAAACAATGGCTAGCATATTTGGCAAAATCTTAATCAGGAAAAGTATGCTAACCATTGTGGTGAAGTGCAGGTTTGCTGCATGAATAGTTTTACAGCAGAAGCTAACTGCTGGCATGGCAAAACAAAGTGCGTAAGTGGATGACTCCCACAAAAAGCACCACAATCTCAAACCCGCTCAGGCGGGTTTTTTATTATCTGCTTTAAATATATTATTAAAATATAAAAAATACTTGTTACTAATAAAATCAATCAGGCTACAGCTTTAAGATTTGTCTGGAATACTTTGTTGCAATGAGGGCAGATCAAAAGGGCACCTTTTTGTACTCTTGAAAAACTGTGTTCTGACTCTTGGGTGCAGTTTGGGCAGGAACATTTAACGAGATAATTACGGCGTGATTTTGAGTTTTTACGTTCTGACATAGGCTTTTCCTGTATAAATGGCCGTATACAGTACACTAAATATGAAAACATTTCTCGTATTATTATTTTATATATGACTTTCTTTCAAAATAATTACCCACATTTTTAATGTGTATGTTTTTTTAGCGCCGTTGAGAACAACGTGTGCTGTCAAAACTACCCCGTAGACTCCGATCTTTTCAAACATATTGCACCATCCGTGTACATCGGGGTGAGGATATGAAATCAATGGATAAGTTAACAACAGGTGTTGCCTATGGCACATCGGCGGGTAATGCTGGTTTCTGGGCATTGCAGTTACTCGATAAAGTAACTCCGTCACAGTGGGCTGCAATCGGTGTGCTGGGTAGCCTGGTTTTTGGCCTGCTGACGTATCTGACAAATCTTTATTTCAAGATTAAAGAAGACAGGCGTAAGGCTGCGAGAGGAGAGTAATCCAATGACTCAAGACTATGAACTGGTTGTGAAAGGAGCCCGTAATTTTGAGAATAAAGTTACGGTAACTGTAGCCTTACAGGACAAAGAACGCTTTGACGGTGAAATTTTTGACCTGGATGTCGCCATGGACCGTGTTGAAGGAGCTGCGCTGGAGTTTTATGAGGCAGCAGCCAGAAGGAGCGTCCGGCAAGTCTTCCTGGAAGTAGCAGAAAAATTGTCAGAAAAAGTTGAGTCTTATCTGCAGCATCAGTACTCCTTTAAGATTGAAAATCCTGCCAATAAGCACGAGCGTCCTCATCATAAATATATATGAACACAAAAATCAGATACGGCCTGTCGGCTGCCGTTCTGGCGCTGATTGGTGCTGGCGCATCTGCTCCTCAGATACTTGACCAGTTTCTGGACGAAAAAGAAGGTAACCACACAATGGCATACCGCGATGGTTCTGGCATATGGACCATCTGTCGGGGTGCCACAGTGGTGGATGGAAAAACCGTTTTTCCCAATATGAAACTGTCGAAGGAAAAATGCGACCAGGTCAACGCCATTGAGCGTGATAAGGCGCTGGCATGGGTGGAGCGCAATATTAAAGTACCACTGACCGAACCACAAAAAGCGGGTATCGCGTCATTTTGTCCCTATAACATTGGCCCCGGTAAGTGTTTCCCGTCGACGTTTTATAAGCGGCTGAATGCTGGTGATCGTAAAGGTGCATGCGAAGCGATTCGCTGGTGGATTAAGGATGGCGGACGCGATTGCCGCATTCGTTCAAATAACTGTTACGGTCAGGTTATTCGTCGTGACCAGGAGAGCGCATTAACCTGCTGGGGGATAGAACAGTGAATCAGATATTCATGGTGATTTTTCTCGTGTTGTCAGGATTTATCGTCGGAAATGTCTGGAGCGACAGAGGATGGCAAAAAAAATGGGCGGAACGTGATGCTGCCGCATTATCACAAGAGGTAAATGCTCAATTTGCTGCTCGAATAATTGAACAGGGGCGAACTATAGCCCGTGATGAGGCTGTTAAAGATGCACAACAGAAATCTGCTGAAATTTCTGCCAGGGCTGCTTATCTGTCTGATAGTGTTAACCAGTTGCGTGCCGAAGCAAAAAAATATGCCATACGCCTTGACGCAGCGAAGCATACCGCAGATCTTGCCGCTGCCGTCAGAGGCAAAACAACCAAAACCGCCGAAGGAATGCTCACCAACATGCTCGGAGATATTGCAGCAGAAGCTCAGCTTTATGCTGAAATTGCTGACGAACGCTACATCGCAGGAGTGACTTGTCAACAGATCTATGAATCTTTAAGAGATAAAAAGCATCAAATGTAGGGTAATATTAAATCGGAACATTTACATCGCGGAATGTAAAATTTAAATAAAAAGGACTCTTCCATGAGCCAAAATTCCTGAAATCTTAAGGGTAAGATAAAAGGTCTTAATCAGAATGACACGTTATTATTAATAAATAAAGCTATTCTTTCATTGCTGTGTTTTTCTTTACAAAAGTAATCCTTGCTATGGGTGGTTAATCATGCGTTAATGGTGTTCTGGTTTGTTACAAATTTATCTGAAGCAGTCATTGTTATAATTTTATTATTTGTACCTCTTGAGATTTCCTTGTTGGTTTTTCTCTCTGATATTTTTTTTCGGACCATTCTGCCCAAGGGCTAATTTCTTCAAAAGGTAATAATTATGTCTAACAAAATGACTGGTTTAGTGAAATGGTTTAACCCTGAAAAAGGTTTTGGTTTCATCACGCCGAAAGATGGCAGCAAAGATGTGTTTGTCCATTTCTCAGCAATTCAGAGCAACGATTTCAAAACATTAACTGAGAATCAGGAAGTTGAATTTGGTATTGAGAACGGACCTAAAGGTCCTGCCGCTGTTCATGTAGTGGCGCTTTGAGGTAGACAATATTACAAACCATATTCACTTTAGATGCCCGTGTTGTCATGGTTCCCAGTATAGAACATCATCTTTTGATGTTTCTGACATGAATCCTTTCGGGGCAAAATGTATCTTTTGTAAATCAATGATGATTACATTTGATAATATTTCACAATACTTAAATGCCAGCCGTCTGTCGTTGGATTTAAAAAAGTGAAAATGAAGGCTCCTTCGGGAGCTTTTTTGCTTGGTATCTATTCGATGGATACTCACATACTACGGTAACATCATGAAAAAAATCATAGTTTTTTTAACTCTGAACCTGCAGTGGTAGTGCCAGCGATGACTGGAGTTAACACCATCATGCGTGAATATCCAAATGGCGAAAAAACACACCTTACTGTAATGGCCGCAGGGTTTCCATCTCTGACCGGAGATCATAAAGTCATTTATGTAGCCGCGGATCGACATGTTACTTCAGAAGAAATTCTGGAAGCAGCAATAAGGCTCTTGAGTTGATTTGATGCTATTGTATTGATAATTCAGGAAAATTTTCTTTGTCTGTTTGTGTAAAATTTAGACTATCGTATGTTGATTATTGCGATGTTTCATCTTATCTTTTACACGTTTGCACCATATAATCGACTTACTGTGTAACTGGAAAGTCATAACAGACTAAAAGAGGAAATGATGAATATTGAAAACTTAAAAACAAAAGCAGAAGCAGATATTTCTGAATATATAACAAAAAAAATTATTGAACTTAAGAAAAAGACCGGGAAAGAAGTTACCAGTATTCAGTTTACCGCACGGGAAAAAATGACGGGTCTTGAAAGCTATGATGTCAAGATTAATTTAATCTGATGTATTCAATAATAAAATTTATCCATAAACCTCGTTTTTACGGGGTTTTGTTATATTTGAATGGTTCCGAATATCTAAATCACAATTGTTGATGGTTTTTATTAAACCAATGCAGTCCGGCTCAGGAGTGAGAGAAGCCGGACGTTATGGTTTAGCGTGGTAAGATCTGTGTAGTTTTCTGGATGCTTTCAGTAAATAGTAATGAATTATCAAAGGTATAGTAATATCTTTTTTGTTCGTGGATATTTGTAACCCACCGAAAAACTCCTGCTTTAGCAAGGTTTCTTCTGTATTCCTGAAATGTGATCTCTCTGGATTTCAGCTTATTAGAGGTCGTTTCTATAAGATGCCTATCCTTTGAAAATTTGACAGACACAATGTTTTTTAGGCCCTTTAATAACACTGTATTATCATTTTTTAATACAATATGAACATTCTCTGTGGCTAAATAGTAAATGTAATGTGAGACATTGTGACGTTTTAGCTCAGAATAAAACCATTGATAGTTTAAATCGTTTCGAACTTTATCAAATATTTGTTTAAAAATGACTACCTGATCCATAGATAAACCTTCCATGTGATATGAGGGGGCGTAGTCTGCACGATTATCTAAATTGCTTCAATCTGGTCTGACCTGTTTTCTGAGCAATTCAGTAATGTCACTCTTTTCTTTGTTTGCTTCAGAAGAAACTCTTTTTTCTGAGCACAGTCTCCGGCGGCAGGCTTCAATGACCCAGGCTGAGAAATTCCCGGACCCTTTTTGCTCAAGAGCGATGTTAATTTGTTCAATCATTTGGTTAGGAAAGCGGATGTTGCGGGTTGTTGTTCTGCGGGTTCTGTTCTTCGTTGACATGAGGTTGTCCCGTATTCAGTGTCGCTGATTTGTATTGTCTGAAGTTGTTTTTACGTTAAGTTGATGCAGATCAATTAATACGATATCTGCGTCATAATTGATTATTTGACGTGGTTTGATTGCGTAGATGCACGTTGTGACATGCAGATGATAATTATTATCATTTTGCGGGTCCTTTCCGGCGATCCGACAGGTTACGGGGCGGCGACCTCGCGGGTTTTCGCTATTTATGAAAATTTTCCGGTTTAAGGCATTTCCGTTCTTCTTCGTCGTAACTTAATGTTTTTATTTAAAATACCCCCTGAAAAGAAAGGAAACGACAGGTGCTGAAAACGAGCTTTTGGGCCTCTGTCGTTTCCTTTCTCTGTTTTTGGCCGTGGAATGAACAATGGAAGTCAACAAAAAGCAGCTGGCTGACATTTTCGGTGCGAGTATCCGTACCATTCAGAACTGGCAGGAACAGGGAATGCCCGTTCTGCGAGGCGGTGGCAAGGGTAATGAGGTGCTTTATGACTCTGCCGCCGTTATAAGATGGTATGCCGAAAGGGATGCTGAAATTGAGAACGAAAAGCTGCGCCGGGAAGTTGAAGAACTGCGGCAGGCCAGCGAGACAGATCTCCAGCCAGGGACTATTGAGTACGAACGCCATCGACTTACGCGTGCGCAGGCCGACGCACAGGAGCTGAAAAATGCCAGAGACTCCGCTGAAGTGGTGGAAACCGCATTCTGTACTTTCGTGCTGTCGCGGATCGCAGGTGAAATTGCCAGTATTCTCGACGGGATCCCCCTGTCGGTGCAGCGGCGTTTTCCGGAACTGGAAAACCGACATGTTGATTTCCTGAAACGGGATATCATCAAAGCCATGAACAAAGCAGCCGCGCTGGATGAACTGATACCGGGGTTGCTGAGTGAATATATCGAACAGTCAGGTTAACAGGCTGCGGCATTTTGTCCGCGCCGGGCTTCGCTCACTGTTCAGGCCGGAGCCACAGACCGCCGTTGAATGGGCGGATGCTAATTACTATCTCCCGAAAGAATCCGCATACCAGGAAGGGCGCTGGGAAACACTGCCCTTTCAGCGGGCCATCATGAATGCGATGGGCAGCGACTACATCCGTGAGGTGAATGTGGTGAAGTCTGCCCGTGTCGGTTATTCCAAAATGCTGCTGGGTGTTTATGCCTACTTCATAGAGCATAAGCAGCGCAACACCCTTATCTGGTTGCCGACGGATGGTGATGCCGAGAACTTTATGAAAACCCACGTTGAGCCGACTATTCGTGATATTCCGTCGCTGCTGGCGCTGGCCCCGTGGTATGGCAAAAAGCACCGGGATAACACGCTCACCATGAAGCGTTTCACTAATGGGCGTGGCTTCTGGTGCCTGGGCGGTAAAGCGGCAAAAAACTACCGTGAAAAGTCGGTGGATGTGGCGGGTTATGATGAACTTGCTGCTTTTGATGATGATATTGAACAGGAAGGCTCTCCGACGTTCCTGGGTGACAAGCGTATTGAAGGCTCGGTCTGGCCAAAGTCCATCCGTGGCTCCACGCCCAAAGTGAGAGGCACCTGTCAGATTGAGCGTGCAGCCAGTGAATCCCCGCATTTTATGCGTTTTCATGTTGCCTGCCCGCACTGCGGGGAGGAGCAGTACCTTAAATTTGGCGATAAAGAGACGCCGTTTGGCCTCAAATGGACGCCGGATGATCCCTCCAGCGTGTTTTATCTCTGCGAACATAATGCCTGCGTCATCCGCCAGCAGGAGCTGGACTTCACTGATGCCCGTTATATCTGCGAAAAGACCGGGATCTGGACCCGTGATGGCATTCTCTGGTTTTCGTCATCCGGTGAAGAGATTGAACCGCCTGACAGCGTGACCTTTCACATCTGGACGGCGTACAGCCCGTTCACCACCTGGGTGCAGATTGTCAAAGACTGGATGAAGACGAAAGGGGATACGGGAAAACGTAAAACCTTCGTGAACACCACGCTCGGTGAGACGTGGGAAGCGAAAATCGGCGAACGTCCGGATGCTGAAGTGATGGCAGAGCGGAAAGAGCATTATTCAGCGCCCGTTCCTGACCGTGTGGCTTACCTGACCGCCGGTATCGACTCCCAGCTGGACCGCTACGAAATGCGAGTATGGGGATGGGGGCCGGGTGAGGAAAGCTGGCTGATTGACCGGCAGATTATTATGGGCCGCCACGACGATGAACAGACGCTGCTGCGTGTGGATGAGGCCATCAATAAAACCTATACCCGCCGGAATGGTGCAGAAATGTCGGTATCCCGTATCTGCTGGGATATTGGCGGGATTGACCCGACCATTGTGTATGAACGCTCGAAAAAACATGGGCTGTTCCGGGTGATCCCCATTAAAGGGGCATCCGTCTACGGAAAGCCGGTGGCCAGCATGCCACGTAAGCGAAACAAAAACGGGGTTTACCTTACCGAAATCGGTACGGATACCGCGAAAGAGCAGATTTATAACCGCTTCACACTGACGCCGGAAGGGGATGAACCGCTTCCCGGTGCCGTTCACTTCCCGAATAACCCGGATATTTTTGATCTGACCGAAGCGCAGCAGCTGACTGCTGAAGAGCAGGTCGAAAAATGGGTGGATGGCAGGAAAAAAATACTGTGGGACAGCAAAAAGCGACGCAATGAGGCGCTCGACTGCTTCGTTTATGCGCTGGCGGCGCTGCGCATCAGTATTTCCCGCTGGCAGCTGGATCTCAGTGCACTGCTGGCGAGCCTGCAGGAAGAGGATGGTGCAGCAACCAACAAGAAAACACTGGCAGATTACGCCCGTGCCTTATCCGGAGAGGATGAATGACGCGACAGGAAGAACTTGCCGCTGCCCGTGCGGCACTGCATGACCTGATGACAGGTAAACGGGTGGCAACGGTACAGAAAGACGGACGGCGAGTGGAGTTTACGGCCACTTCCGTGTCTGACCTGAAAAAATACATTGCGGAGCTGGAGGTGCAGACCGGCATGACACAGCGACGCAGGGGACCTGCAGGATTTTATGTATGAAAACGCCCACCATTCCCACCCTTCTGGGACCGGACGGCATGACATCGCTGCGTGAATATGCCGGTTATCACGGCGGTGGCAGCGGATTTGGTGGGCAGTTGCGGGCGTGGAACCCACCGGGTGAAAGTGTGGATGCAGCCCTGCTGCCCAACTTTACCCGTGGCAATGCCCGCGCAGACGATCTGGTACGCAATAACGGCTATGCTGCCAACGCCATCCAGCTGCATCAGGATCATATCGTCGGGTCTTTTTTCCGGCTCAGTCATCGCCCAAGCTGGCGCTATCTGGGCATCGGGGAGGAAGAAGCCCGTGCCTTTTCCCGCGAGGTTGAAGCGGCATGGAAAGAGTTTGCCGAGGACGACTGTTGCTGCATTGACGTTGAGCGAAAACGCACGTTCACCATGATGATTCGGGAAGGTGTGGCCATGCATGCCTTTAACGGTGAACTGTTCGTTCAGGCCACCTGGGATACCAGCCCGTCGCGACTGTTCCGGACACAGTTCCGGATGGTCAGTCCGAAGCGTATCAGCAACCCGAACAATACCGGCGACAGCCGGAACTGCCGTGCCGGTGTGCAGATTAATGACAGCGGCGCGGCGCTGGGATATTACGTCAGCGAGGACGGCTATCCTGGCTGGATGCCGCAGAAATGGACATGGATACCCCGTGAGTTACCCGGCGGGCGCGCCTCGTTCATTCACGTTTTTGAACCCGTGGAGGACGGACAGACCCGCGGTGCAAATGTGTTTTACAGCGTGATGGAGCAGATGAAGATGCTCGACACGCTGCAGAACACGCAGCTGCAGAGCGCCATTGTGAAGGCGATGTATGCCGCCACCATTGAGAGTGAGCTGGATACGCAGTCAGCGATGGATTTTATTCTGGGCGCGAACAGTCAGGAGCAGCGGGAAAGGCTGACCGGCTGGATTGGTGAAATTGCCGCGTATTACGCCGCAGCGCCGGTCCGGCTGGGAGGCGCAAAAGTACCGCACCTGATGCCGGGGGACTCACTGAACCTGCAGACGGCTCAGGACACGGATAACGGCTACTCCGTGTTTGAGCAGTCACTGTTGCGGTATATCGCTGCCGGGCTGGGTGTCTCGTATGAGCAACTTTCCCGGAATTACGCCCAGATGAGCTACTCCACGGCACGGGCCAGTGCGAACGAGTCGTGGGCGTACTTTATGGGGCGGCGAAAATTCGTCGCATCCCGTCAGGCGAGCCAGATGTTTCTGTGCTGGCTGGAAGAGGCCATCGTTCGCCGCGTGGTGACGTTACCTTCAAAAGCGCGCTTCAGCTTTCAGGAAGCCCGCAGTGCCTGGGGGAACTGCGACTGGATAGGCTCCGGTCGTATGGCCATCGATGGTCTGAAAGAAGTACAGGAAGCGGTGATGCTGATAGAAGCCGGACTGAGCACCTACGAGAAAGAGTGCGCGAAACGCGGTGACGACTATCAGGAAATTTTTGCCCAGCAGGTCCGTGAAACGATGGAGCGCCGCGCAGCTGGTCTTAAACCGCCCGCCTGGGCGGCTGCGGCATTTGAATCCGGGCTGCGACAATCAACAGAGGAGGAGAAGAGTGACAGCAGAGCTGCGTAATCTCCCGCATATTGCCAGCATGGCTTTTAATGAGCCGCTGATGCTTGAACCCGCCTATGCGCGGGTTTTCTTTTGTGCGCTTGCAGGCCAGCTTGGGATCAGCCGCCTGACGGATGCAGTATCCGGCGACAGCCTGACTGCCCAGGAGGCACTCGCGACGCTGGCATTATCCGGTGATGATGACGGACCACGACAGGCCCGCAGTTATCAGGTCATGAACGGCATCGCCGTGCTGCCGGTGTCCGGCACGCTGGTCAGCCGGACGCGGGCGCTGCAGCCGTACTCGGGGATGACCGGTTACAACGGCATTATCGCCCGTCTGCAACAGGCTGCCAGCGATCCGATGGTGGACGGCATTCTGCTCGATATGGACACGCCCGGCGGGATGGTGGCGGGGGCATTTGACTGCGCTGACATCATCGCCCGTGTGCGTGACATAAAGCCGGTATGGGCGCTGGCCAATGACATGAACTGCAGCGCAGGTCAGCTGCTTGCCAGTGCCGCCTCCCGGCGTCTGGTCACGCAGACCGCCCGGACAGGCTCCATCGGCGTCATGATGGCTCACAGTAATTACGGCGCTGCACTGGAGAAACAGGGCGTGGAAATCACGCTGATTTACAGCGGCAGCCATAAGGTGGATGGCAACCCCTACAGCCATCTACCGGATGATGTCCGGGAAACATTGCAGTCCCGGATGGATGCAACCCGCCGGATGTTTGCACAGAAGGTGTCGGCATATACCGGCCTGTCCGTGCAGGCTGTGCTGGATACCGAGGCTGCAGTGTACAGCGGTCAGGAGGCCATTGATGCCGGACTGGCTGATGAACTTGTCAACAGCACCGATGCGATCACCGTTATGCGTGATGCACTGGATGCACGTAAATCCCGTCTCTCAGGAGGGCGAATGACCAAAGAGACTCAATCAACAACTGTTTCAGCCACTGCTTCGCAGGCTGACGTTACTGACGTGGTGCCAGCGACGGAGGGCGAAAACGCCAGCGCGGCGCAGCCGGACGTGAACGCGCAGATCACCGCTGCGGTTGCGGCAGAAAACAGCCGCATTATGGGGATCCTCAACTGTG